GTTCTATGTCAATTTCACCCTGGATGAGAACTTTGAGGAGCAAATCAAATCTAGATACCGTGATGTGTTTTCCTATGACAGTTTTAGTGAAGGAGAGAAAGCTCGTATTGATATCGCTCTGCTGCTTACTTGGCGTTCTATCGCTAAGCTTAAGAATTCTGTGGATACTAACCTATTGATCTTAGATGAAATCTTTGATGGGTCACTTGATCAGTCTGGTACATCTGACCTAGGGTGGATCCTCAGGAACTTTGATGACAATACTAAAGTATTTGTTATTAGTCATAAGCAGGGTTTGGATGATAAGTTTGATAGAACGATCACAGTTGATAAGGTTAAGAACTACAGCACCTTGACCGAGACAATCAACGAAGTGACACATGGGATGGTCGGATGACCATCCTTTTTTTGTATGATGATTCCATCAGCAAAAGAGACCGATGCAATCCCAAGAAATCAAAGGCAACCTGGCACGACTGCTCGCTACCGAGAATCTTATCGTAGAGCATCGCAAGACTCCTACAGCATCCTTTGACGTTGATCGTCGCGTGTTGACGCTGCCAATGTGGGACAAGGCATCTGGCATCGTCTATGACATGCTCGTGGGTCACGAGGTCGGTCATGCTCTGTTCACTCCTAACGAAGACTGGCGTGATATTGCTGACTGTCCCAAAGACTTTGTGAATGTCATTGAGGATGCTCGTATTGAGAAACTGATGAAGCGTAAGTTCCCTGGTCTTCGCAAGTCGTTTGCTGGTGGTTACAAGGAACTGAATGATCTTGACTTCTTTGACATTGAAGGTCAAGACACCAGCAAGTTCAGTCTGATTGATCGGATCAACCTGCACTTCAAGGTTGGTGCTGCTGCCATGATCCCCTTCTCTATTGAGGAGCAGGTGTTCGTTGCTCGCACTGATGTTGCGGAGACTTTTGAAGAAGTGCTGCAAATTGCTGTTGATGTGTTTGAGTTTTCTAAGCAAGAGAAGGTAGAAGATATTCCTCCCCCTGCCGCTCAGCAGGGTGAAAGTGAAAGTAACGATGACGAAGAATCTGAGCAGCAACAATCCGAAGCAAATGAAGCACCTCAACCACAAGCAGCAACTAACAACGCTGGTCCTGTTGAAAACGAAGATGAAGAAGAAGTAGAAGAAGAGGAAGAAGTAGAAGGTCCTGGTGGTGGTGAAACCTCTGAAACTCAGAGTGCATTTGATAGTGCTTCTGAGAAACTTTCATCTTCGCATGGTCGCAATCCAATTTATGTTGAAATTCCTGAAACAATTGACCTAGATAGTATCATCGTTGACTGGACTACCCTGCATGACTGGATTGACAAGAATGCTGCAGAACCAGAAAACTATGAGTATGTTGATAACCTGTATTATGAGTTCCGCAAACAATCTCAGAAGGAGGTAAACTACCTTGTTAAAGAGTTTGAGTGCCGTAAGTCTGCTGACGCTTATGCTCGTGCTGGTCAATCTAAGACTGGTGTGCTTGATACTTCTAAGTTACACACTTACAAGTACAATGACGACATCTTCAAGAAAGTAACTGTCCTGCCTGATGGTAAGAACCATGGTTTGTTATTTGTTCTTGACTGGTCAGGTTCTATGGCAAATGAATTGATGGCAACCGTCAAGCAACTGTTGAACTTGACTGCATTCTGTAAGAAAGTCCAGATCCCATTTGAAGTATATGCATTTACCAATGAGTGGGTTGCTGCCAAACGTGCTATGACGGGCGAAGCAAACCTCTTGTCTTATGATTATCCTGGTGTTGAAAAGAACACGGTATATATCAATAAAGAATACTTCCACATGATGAACTTCATCTCTTCTCGTTCTAATGCTCGTGAGTATGAGCGTCAGTGCAAGAATCTGTGGCGCGAAGCATCTGTTTATAAGACATACAGTGGTTATCAAGCAACCTTTGGTGTTGGTCTTTCTGGTACTCCTTTAAATGAAGCAGTCATCACCATGAACTACATCATCCCTCGCTTTAAAAAGCAGAACGATCTACAGAAAGTCAACCTCTGCATCTTGTCTGATGGAGAGAGTTGTGCTGCAGCATATGGTCATGAAGTTTACATTGATCATAAAGATGAGTATTCTATTCGTCCTCGTCGCATTGACTGGTATCAGACTCTTCGTGATCGCAAGACTGGTATTACCTACGGTCAGTTTGATCATGATAATGTGACCAACATTTTCATTCAGCAATTGCGTGATCGCAACCCTGATGTGAATGTTATTGGTTTCCGAATTCTCTCTGGTTCCCAGTTGCAGAATTTTGTTGGTCGCTATGCTGGATTTGAAGGTTACTCTCAGATCCAGAAGCAGTGGAAGAAAGAGAAGTCTGCTATCATCAAGAACCCCACTGCATATACTGCCTTGTATGCTATCTCCAACTACTCCCTGAACGAGAGCACTGACTTCAATGTGGAGAGTGGTGCCAAGAAGGGAGAGATCACCCGAGCATTCAAGAAGATGCTTGGTAGCAAGTCCACAAACAAGAAACTGCTCAGTTCTTTCATTGAGTATGTCGCTTGACAGACTGTCCACTGGGGGTCGCTGAGACCCCACCATGCCCTATACTTATTTCATACGCAACCAACCAATGCCTGCTCGTTCTGATCTGACTACCGCACAACTCTCTGAGTACCTGACCAACCAGTTCGGTCCTGAGATCAATGCTGAAAATGTTCGTTTTGCTTGTGACCACTTCGGTGTCACCTATGCCACTGCTACCAAGAGACTGCGTGACTTCTATGTCAAGCGTGGCACTTGGAACCTGACTGTTCAGGAACGTCTTGAGCAAACCTATCAGGCACCTGCTGCTGCTCCTGCTGTCATGGAAGCAGTTGAGCAGAACCTAATCCCTGGCAAGGATGAGAACTATGTGCCGTTCGGTAACTTCTCTGATGTAAAGAAGATCATCCAGTCTCGTATCTTCTACCCAACTTTCATCACTGGTATGTCAGGAAACGGTAAGACCTTCTCTGTTGAGCAGGCATGTGCTTCTCTAAATAGAGAACTGATTCGGGTCAACATTACCATTGAAACCGACGAGGATGATCTTATTGGTGGTTTCCGTCTTGTTAACGGCGAAACTGTTTGGCATAATGGTCCTGTCATTGAAGCTTTGGAGCGGGGAGCTGTGCTGCTTCTAGATGAAGTTGACCTTGCCTCCAACAAGATCCTCTGTCTGCAGTCTGTTCTTGAAGGTAAAGGTGTCTTCCTGAAGAAGACTGGTCGCTATGTTCAACCTGCTCCTGGTTTCAACATCATTGCTACTGCCAACACTAAGGGTAAGGGTTCTGATGATGGTCGCTTCATCGGCACCAATGTGTTGAATGAAGCATTCCTTGAGCGTTTTGCATTGACTTTCGAGCAGGAATATCCTACCCCTTCTATCGAGAGTAAGATTCTGCTGCGTGTTGCTGCTTCTGTTGGTAAGCATGACGAAGAGTTCTGCACTAACCTTGCTAACTGGGCAGATATTATCCGTCGCACTTTCAAGGATGGTGGTATCGATGAGGTAATCAGCACTCGTCGTCTGGTCCACATCATGCGAGCATATGCTATCTGGGGTGATCGCATGAAAGCAATCAAAGTTTGTGTAAACCGTTTTGATGACGAGACTAAGCAGTCATTCGTCGAACTCTATGATAAAATTGATGCTGATGTAAACACGGAGGAAGAAGATGCCACAACCCAGGACTGATAAGTTCCACGGTTATGTAAACCATCTTGCCATTCTTGACAGTGGCAAGACGGTTAGGATCCTAGGTGGCGAGGGTCTGAAGTTGTTTGTCAAAGACCTTGACGGCAACCTTGAAGAATGCTACCATGATAACCTACGCCTAATTTGGAACCGTTGAATGGCATTTAAATATGATGAAGAAGAACTCTTGAATGAGTTGCGTGATTACATTTCTGGAACCTACAATCAACATTACTCTGCTGGCAATGACAGTATTCAAACGTTAGACTTGATCGAAGCATGTGGTGATGCGGAGGCATTCTGCCGAAGCAACATCCTCAAGTATGCTTCTCGCTACGATAAGAAGGGCACTGCTCGTCGGGATATTATCAAGATCCTGCACTACGGTCTGCTCCTTCTCCACTTCTCTGACAAGACTTCTGTTACCGAATCCTATAACCAATGAGTAAAGTTATCCTTTCTAAAAAGACTCTTGATGTCCTCAAAAACTTTTCCACAATCAACTCGTCCATTGTATTCCGAAAGGGAAGCACAGTACGAACTATCTCTAATGCGGAAAACATTCTCGCAAAGTTTACTGGCGAAGAAGTATTTCCTTCTGACTTCGCAATTTA